TAGCTATTTTAGATACTAGCCCTCCTTTAGTGTAGTAAGGAAAGAGAAGCTCCTCATAGGTATAGGGCTTAAAGGCTTTCTTTACCTCGTTAGTTACTGTCTCCTTTCTCTCTCTAATCTCAGCAAGAAGAAGCTCTGCCTTTGCCCTATCAAAATAGAAACCATGCTGCTCCTGCTCTTCCATTATAAATGCTACGGCATGTTCGATCTTAATACTTAATGGAGAGAACCCTCTGCTGTTTTCTTTTAAAGCATAGTATGTCTCTGTGTTAAGCTCGACATCTCTTACACAGTAGTTAAGCATTGTATCTGTGTACCTGCTAAAGTCATCAAACTTTATCTTCTTAAATCCAAGGGTGTGTCCCCATTGTTCTAGTGAGTGACCTCCTTCTCTTGTAGGGTTAAATAGCCTAGACAACACGAGGGTATCCAGTATATCTTTACCCTTTGCAAAGTCTGGCTTATTTAAAATACTTCTTACGAAGGGTATGTCAAAACCTATGATGTTATGCCCTACCAAGCAGTCGGCAGAATCTAACAAGGTACAAGCTTGTTCAAGCTGGTGAGGGCCGTAACTATATATCCTACGAGTTTCTACATCTTGAGCTACGATGCACCATATCTTTGTAGCTTCAAGGCCATCTGTTTCAATATCAAAAACTAGTCTCTTCATTGTTATTCAAACCCTAGCGTAGTTTCTTCTTCAAGGTTGTGAGCAACATCGTCCGTATCAATCTCAGATATTCTACCAGTATCGTTGTCGTAAAGTAAATGAGTTGCTACCCCCACATCTCCTGTGTACCTAGACTTTAAAACTCTTACCTTGGTAGTAGATGCTTCTAATGGGTCTTCGGATTGTTGATTCCTTTCAAGACCTATAACACAGTCTGCCTGTTGAGCTATGCTATGTGATCCTCTTAAGTGGTTTAAGCCTGTCTCGATCCCATTTTCATGGCCCTTGTTACCGTCAATCCTTCTTAGGTGTGATACCAGAATAATACCCACTCCAGTCTCTGCTATTAAAGCAGTGAGTCCCTTCATAATAGCGGCTATCCGAATTTGTTCCTCTCCCGGCGCAGCACCTGTAAACATCATATGTAGGTGATCTATAAAAATCCACTTACAATCACAGCCTATAATCATGAACCTAAGCTTGCTGAATATGACATCAAGATCAGTCTCTCCATAATGAGCATGTATCCAGACACGATTAAAGTTGGCTCTGTTTTCTCCCACGTAAACAGCATCAAACCATTTATCAATATCTTCTTCAGAATACTGATCTCGTATTCTATGTATGTGAAGCTTAACATTTGCCTCGATAGATAAGATGCCATCCACTGTCCTCTGATAGGATTCTTCTAGGGAAAGGATACCTATCTTATCTTTAGTGGATGATATAAGCCAATGTTCTAGCTCCCTAGTTACAGAAGTTTTCCCTAAGCCAGTACCTCCAGCAACAACTACAAGTTCTCCTCTCCTAAGACCCTCTAACTTCCTGTTCAAGCCTTGCCAAGGATACAAAACAAGTTCGTGCTTTGGCCTATTTTTATATTTTTCTCTGTTCTCAGATACGCTAAGAACCCCTGAAGGAGTATAGGTCTTAGCATCCCAGAAGGCTCTAACAAATAGCTTATGTTGGTTAGCTAGTAGTAAATCATTAGGGTCTTTATAGGTTTCAGGCAGCAGCATTATCTTAGCTTTGCTAGGCTTTAAAAGTCTGGCTACTTTCTTAGCTGCTGCTTGTCCATGCTTGTCCATATCAAAAGCAATAACAACATTTTCAAAGCTTTCTATGTATTCTAGGTTTTCTTTTATATCTTTTACTGCGCTTTGAGCGCCAGACTTTATACTAACCACAGGCCACTTGGAGCCTAGCAGTTCATAAGCTGCCATAGCATCACACTCTCCTTCAGTAATCGTTAAAAACTTTCCTCCTTTGTTGAATAATTGCTGACCAAATAGGCAGGACTCTGACTGTGCGCCCGACCAGAAAAATCCTTTGTCGTGTACTGCTCTCTCCTTTGTAGCTACCTTTGTAGCTCTCTCGTCATAGTAAGGGTAGAAGTGTTTTAAGATTACTCCTTGTGCATTATGTGTGGCTTTAACACCATACTTCTTAGCGGTGTTTAAGGAGATGCCTCTGTCCTTTAAGGCGATAAACTCTTCTGATGAATTTATATGACGTATATTATTGTTGCGGTTGTTGTCTAGGTGTGGGGTTGGTGAAGGGTTTTCTTTGTTGTGTTCCTTATAGTCCCAAGCTGGGATAAATGAGGCACAAGAAAAACACTTCGCACTGCCATCATGGTTCTCAGAAAGCGCATCACTGCTTCCGCATAATGGACAAGGTAGATGCTCACGGGCAAATGCCATGTTATTGTTTCCTTATTTATATGTTGTTTTTTTAAAAAAAAGAAAGGGGCCTCGTTTAAAAGACCCCTCACTCTCTACTACTACTCCCCGGCCTCTTCTTCTTTATCTGGCTCTTTTATGATGATTGCGTCATCAGTGACCGCACCTTGAATACCTTCGTGGAACTTAGAAGCTGCTGCCCTCAGCACACCAATGCGTTTAGCTAGAGCCTGTATCTCTGCCTCAACTTCAACTAGATATGTAAAAGATATTCGTGCTTCTTCATTTAAAAGGCTTACATCATACAACGAGTCATCCGTTTTATATGTATGCCTTGCTTCGGTTTGTTGTTCACTCATATTAAAATGCTACCTCCCCTTCTATAGATTCTGAACTGTAACCTGATCCAACTTCTACAAGCTCTTTAACTTGCACTGCTTCAATAATAGCACGTTTAAATTTCTTGTTGGAATATTCCAAAGCACCCCACTGTACAGCAACCTTTGATCCATTACCTATCATGTCTGTAAATGGTTCTTTTTCTAAATCAACTACTTTAGGCGGCTCGTTTTCTCCACCATCGTAATTCTTGTGATACCTGTAAAAGGTTATTACTGGGTCAGGGGTGTACTTACTGTTGCCCGGAGGACGCATCCCTACATTAATACCCGCCTCTTTAAACTGTGCAAATGTGTCATCGCTGACAGCTAGGTTTATTTCCCAGCCATACTTGCCAGATCCGGGTTCTTGCTTCTCAGAGTAATCTGGTACGGGTCTTCCAAGGTGAGCGTAGTAGGCTACTCCTTCTACAATGTGAGGTACTCCATTAATCATTTTCATATATTTGTTTCTCCTTTTGGCAAAAGGTTATTGGTTATGGTTTGTTATTTTAAATCTTTTAAGAAGTCTTCGTACAAGGTGTATGCATTTTCTGACATGCCCTCTCCGAAAGATACTAGGTAGTTTCCTTCATCGTCTAAACCTTTTAAAGATACTAAAATTTTGTCACGATATAGTAACATACCGTGTTGCTTTTTAAAAGCGTTAAATTTATCCTTTGTAATGGTTAGTATTTCACTCATGTAAATGTGTCGGTTAAGAAGTCTGGGAACGCCTGTATAACATCCTCTTCAGAGCATTGTAATTTACCTACTGTATCCATCAAACGTTCAGATAAATAAATACAAAAAGCCTCTTTTACGGCAGAGTCTGGCAATGGCGTACCTAAAAGCATCGCAAACATTCTAGCCCAAGCATCATCGAAGGCTATGTGAAAGTCTGCTATACCATCATTAACGCTATGCTGGCTCACTTACTTCCTCCTCTTCTTTATTGTCTATCAGATCGGCAGAAAGAATAACATCTTCACCAAAGCAATAAAGATAAACACAGTTACCCTCTTCGTTCTCTGCGACTAAGTCGTAGCCGCCCTCACTTTTTTTTATCTTGACGGTTCGTGTGTCGTACATATAGATTGTTGAACCCATCGAGTAGCTCATTGTCCACCTCTCCTTTAGTTTTTAAATTAGATTCTTTGCCGCACCAGTTACATGGTTCACCACTGCCTACAGATAAATAAGTTCTCTCCGCTGGGCAGTAGTGCTTCCACATGTCAGTATTCACAGTATAAATATTATCCTTATTAGTATTAAAACAATAATGGCAATTCCTGCTATTAGAATCAGCTCCCTGATAGGCGATTTTACTTTGTCATTAAAGATATCAACCAAGTCTACCACAACTGAAGATACTTCTGCAACAGTAGCATCCCACACCTTTTTAATTATATTTAATAGTCCCCTCATTTACTAAGCCTCTTCTTTCGCTTGAGTTTTAAAGTCGCTACCTCCGCTCTAGGCACATAGCGATATGCCTCGCTGCTCCACTCCAGCGATAGAAGCTCTATTAAACTATACTTTAAGCTTTCTATCTTACCAACATCACTGAGCCAAATGTCTTGCGCTTCAAGCATGGTTGACAGCACTCTATCTATTCCGTTGGCCTTCTCAATTAGATCATTATATTCTAATTCCGAAAGCTCAATTACTTTCTTACCGTTTAAGTTTTTAATTTCCATTTGAAACCTTCTCCTCGTTCATGTGTCATTCTCCTAAGATTGACATTTAAGTTATGCCACCAGGGGGGGGAGCTGATTTAACGACCAGCTCCTATCCAGGTTCCCCCTGATGACAATTACACTATACCAAACGCTCTTCTAACTCTCCGTCAGATAAATCTTGGATTGCTGTTGTCCAACGTCCCGCTTCTACAAGGGACTTGAACTCCGACGGCGGCAGTATATATTCGAGCACAAGCTGAAAGCCTTTAACAAGGTTAGCTTCCTTTTCCTTTTCTTCTGCCTCTTTATGGAACCCTTTTTCATATAGAAAAATTACATCTAAGAGTCCCAAATAAGTTTCTTGGACAAACTGCAATCCAATGTTCTCTGCGGTATCAACATCTATTTCTGCTAACATCTTTTTAACACTCCTTCTTTATGTTTAGAATACCCAGCCTTCAAAGATTTCTTACGATCTTTAAAAACGTGAGCCTTGTTAAATCTCTTCGCATACTTTGCTACTAGGTTTCTCCTCCTTGCTTTCTGTTTCATTAACTTATCCTTTCTTCAAGGTTAAAGTAACATATCGCCATTGTCAACTACATCCAAGGCCATTTTTTTTGTGAATGGTTAATAGTTTAAGCTGCTAACAGTGTGATAGCAGCTTCTCTTACAGCACCTTGTCTCCTAACTTTAACGTCTAGGATATTAGGTTGGGCTGTCTTCTTGGCAGCAGGTGCATGAGTTGACCAATGAGTTAGTGCATTAAATACTGCCCACTCATTAGAGCCTAACGCCCTCTGCTCAAACCTTGTGTACTGATTCCACATGTACGACAATGCTTTGTTAGTAGAAACCCCTCTCTCTTCGAGCAGTTCATAGATGGTTAATTCTGGATGAGATGCTACAAACTTACAGCCAGCCGCCTTAGCGAACACTGCGAATGCTTGACGGTTAGTAATAGACAACTGTCTCCAACGCTTCCACTTCTCTCCTTCAACTTGAAAAGCTTGTAACGCTGTAACCATCTTGCGTCGAGCATGGTCAGGGTTAAGTGAGAAGGTGTGCTTAGACTTATACAACGCAATCGGTTGTGTAGAAAGCATTCTGTTAGTACATGCTATTCTTACGCCTCCAGCTTGTACAGAAAAGCACCAAGACCCGTCTCTAGAATCACTTTTAACAATCTGAAACTGTATCTCATCACCGTTACCTACATCAAAGAGGTAAGCTGGCATAGTATATACAGCAACCATTCTGCCTCCGTTATGAGAAGTATCTACTGTTCTACTAACACCTGTTAGGTCAATGCCTGATGCTAACAAAATATTTTCAACAACTTTTAAGTTGTCAACATACTGCATATCATTAAAGTTGTATGAGTTCTTAACAACATTAACAACTTGTTGAGTGTCGACATTATAGATAACTCTCCGATAAGTATCGGTAACATCTGTCTCTGTGCCTGACCACTTATCACCCGCAGTAAACTGCAATGGAGCTACTGCAAAGGTAGGTAGAACTGCTGGCTCAAGAGCATCTAGGTGAACTTGGTTAGGGTTAATGTTTAATATGTTATTCATATGCTGCGTTCCTATGTTAATTAGTTGGGAGTATTTAAAAGCTTTTACATCTTAGTTGTATCTGTATATATATATATTATATATTAGTAGGTCACCTCCTTTAAATATTTAAAATGATTTTATCATAAAACACACAACAACTAAAGTGAATTATGTTCATGATGATTGTTGTTATATGTTGTTCTATTTTCTAACAGCCTTACCTCCTTGCCGTGTTAACATTATCTAAATAGTTCTCGATGTCAGCCTTAACTATATCCTTTACTAACCGC